ATGTACCCGAATATTAGGAATATTAGGAATATTATTTTCATAACAATCAATAGTATAAATATATAATTATTACACTATAACTTAATCATAATCATAATCATTAAATTAAATATTACTTTAATGATTTAACATGTTTTTCTATATTTCTGCGTTTATTATATAATTTTATATTATAACATGATGGATAGTGAAGAATTATTTTTAAATAACACGTGTAACTGGCCAAACGAAGTTGAAGATTTGCTAGAAAAGTTACGTATTAATTGTGTAAATTTGAGTGAATATCATCGTAAACGCTACTATAAGTTTAAAGGTTACGGTAAATATTTTCGCCTTCCTATAATTGTACTTGCATCTATTAATAGTACAGCATCTGTTGGTTTACAGCCAGTATTGCAACAAGGTATAATTAGTGCAATAACATGTTTGATTGGTATGATTATGGGTATACTGGGAGCCTTAGAATTGTATTTAGGTATTCAGACAAATATGGACTTAGAATTGAAACAATCGAAAGAATTTTACACACTCGCTATAGATATATACAGGATGTTAACCCTTCGCAGAGAACATAGGGGAGAAGATGGAAAGGATTATTTAAATAAAAAGTATTCCAATTATATTAAATTATGTGAAGCATCTAACTTATTTAAAAGGCATTTACGTGTGGATCTATTGACTAATGTTCCAAACGAGGTGATTGACTTTACCCCTCAATCAAGCAAAATGGACTTTGAAATGGAAAACAGAATGGTGTATCGTCCAAGACAATCTTTAGTAAAAAAAATAGAGATGAATACAAAAGATACAATACATGCGCCTAGTTTTGATGACCTGAATAATAATCAAATTAACCAAATTAACAATTTTATTACAGATAATACTGCTGATATAAGCGCAAGTAATAATTCCAATAATGTGAATAATAGTATTGAAGATACCGACGAAAATACTAATAATGTGGATGATAAGGTATGAATCATTAAATTAAATATATATTACTTTAATGATTTAATAATTTTTTAATGTCTCAAAAACTTTGAACCCTATTGCGTTTACTATAAATGCCCTGATATTACAATATAATAACCCTGAAAATAACGCCCCCTTTCGACAAGCGTCTCTTATTGATAGTGTATGGTCCGACTGTATTCTTGTTTTTATCGTGTCTATAGGATATGTAAATAACCACGATGCTACACCAGCACATCCCCCAGAAATTTCTATTGGTATATCATACCTTCTAAGTGTTTTGTACGTATTAAAATAAAGCACATTAGCAGGTATTTCTCGCATAGATACTATATGGACCTTATTGAATGATTGTAATACATTAGTAGGTAAGTTTTGCTGTCGATTAATCTTATAATAGTCGAATGGTGTCAGTATTGTGCTATTAATAATCCCTGTATAAAATGATGATATTACATAATTATTGGTAAGCTTTGAAAAGTAGTCGTTACAAAAAAATCCACTACCACACAGTATCGGATTTTGTATTAGCGGATATTTTATCCCTTTGTATAGATTCGCGAACGTAATATCTGATTTACGCTTGTTCTGTTTCCAAACAGTAAGTGTGTCTAATGGAAACCCAACTATTGTTTGTATAACTCCGCTCATCATTCCAGACAATAATACTTGTCCAGATTCCATAATAGTTTATAATAAAAGTTGTTTATATTGTTTGGTATTTGACTCACTTTTCATTTTTCTTTTTAGTCGGTGTAATTAATTCGGTGTAGGAAAAGGTCGTTGGTTTTTTTCAATTTTAAGAGGATAAGGCATAACAACAGGTTCTTTTTTATACAAATTAAAACTATGTAATTCATTCAACTCAGGTTTCACGGGTGTGGCAGGGTTTACCAAATTAGTAGAATTGATTCCAAACAAAAAAGATTCAATATCTGTGGAATTCTTAGATAATTTGTTATCAGGTATTTGTCCTGGATTTAATCCATTACCAGCCAGTCTAGTGTCATATGCTGCTCCGTACTGTGAGTTAGGATACAAAGTATAATTGGAATTTTTTTCATATTGCCTTTGTTGTAAGCAATAATCTCCAGGTGTATTAATATTTCTAGTAGAAGCCATTCTATATATAATAAAAAATATTAATTTTTGACCATTTCAGTTAATTGCTTAATTATTCCAGTATTTATATTATTACTATTGATAATGTCGCACAAAAATTGGTGAAATAAATATAAATAATCATACGAAAACAGTACATAAAATCCATCAAATCTATCCTCTGATAACATTCTATTTGCTAAAGTATCCAATAATGGGTGCAACGATTCTATATGTTTAACCCTTTCATACAATAGATTCATTTCTTCGTTAATAGCTTTTTCATCGAATGTATTCAATCCAAATATATTCAAAAAATCTTCTTTATATATCACGTCTGTAATCTCGAGTTTGTCATCTTGTGATAATTTTTGTAGCTCATCACGTGAAAACATTATATCTTCATTAGCATACCAACACTTATAATTACTGTTATACATAGTTATACTATCTATTTATTCATAAATATGTATTTAAATTGTAATTTATTAAAGTTAATTACACGTATTGTTTGGTGGTGTGTTTGTCGAAGTAATCGCTATCTCTAGTTAATTCACGGGATGGTACACCTCCACGAACCCATCCTTCATGTGCAACACCCTCTACACTATTTGCAGGATTAGTTACCTTATCTTTTACAGCTGGCAATAAAGGTGTATGATGATATTTAATATAGCTCTGCTCTGTTGTATTGGTAATACTTTTTTTGTTGGTTATGGCTTCGCCTTGTTGAATTTGTGATTCAATCACAGGATTTACAGCACCTCTTCCTAAATATGGTACTGTGGCGAATGGTCTTTGGAATAAGTCAATTCTGCATTTGGGGTTTGTTTGAACAGTTCCAATCTGTAGGTAGGATGACTCGTTAATATTAGATCCACCGCTAGCACTATTATGACCGCCGTTGTACATAATACCCGGTTGTGACGTGGCAAAGTTAATTGGTTTTTTCATAGTAGAATCATTTGAAAAATAATTTTGTAGAGAATAATTGCAATAATTTACGTTTTGTAATTCTTCTTGAGAAATGCTACAATTATCTAAACCTATACGTGACATTTTATCAAAGGTATAACTAGATGTATTTTGAGACATTATTATATATAATATATAATAATTTATTTTACTAAATAGTTTTATAAATTGTTATATAATTTGTTATATAAATTGATGTATTAGTATATTACTTCTTATATAGAAATCAAAATTAATAAAATGTATAACGATAGTTATTCTTCTCTCTTTGTATGTTGTCTTCTATGCTACTTCCCTTTGCAGATGGCATATTACCATACAAGAATTTTCCGTAGGCACCCTGGTCATTAGCAACACGTGTGTTAGGAGTAGTATAAAAGACACGATTAGAGTTGTCTAATCTAAAATTCTCCCATAAACTTCCAAATAATTGTTTATCAGTGTTTTCTATATCAGGGTTCATGAATTGTACTGATTTCTTAACGTTGTTTGTAATATTAGTATCTACATCAGGGTTAAATGCAGGTGGTGCAGCTAATCTTTTTGGTTCATCGTTAATTTGTGTTAACAATACATTACTAAATGGATTTTTATGGGTACCTGGCTTAAAATTATTTTGTAGTACCTCATTTAATTCTACACCATTTGAAGTTCCTGATTTACCGTCTTGGTTCGAGGTAATCACATTTATTTGTCCACCCTTTGAGAATCCTTCCTTTTTTTTGCATTTTGATGTATTGTAATTGAAAAAAAGGTATATGACAAATATTGTAATAACTCCTACGATTAATAATCTTACTGAAGATGTTAAAATATATCCTAGAACTGTGATTAAAATAATAAATCGTGTAACTGCGTTAAATCGCTCTTCCTGTGTCATTTTAGCTTGTGGCCATATATCAAATATATAATCTTTATTAAATAATATGTAGGGATCATTTGACCAAAATGGAATCATTTATATATATATAACCAGTTTTTTAAAAAGTTTCATTCCATTTCAAATATCTTTTTTTTCTATTGGTGTTTCTTTACTATCGTTGGTTGGTTCTTGTATATATTCTTTTATTGATTCATGCATTTGTAATCTTAAGTTGTTCAAAGTAACTTCTTTGTATTTTTTATATTCTGTTTGAACTCCTAAAATATGCGAGATTACATAAATTGTAAGAACCAGTATTCTTAAAGCAAATGTTGGTGGAAAAGCAGGAAATAAAAACAAAAATATTTCAAACAATTTGAATAATAAGTAAGACGCATAATACTTAATATTATTACTTAGCATTATCAATTAACATGACTATTTTAAATTAAATTTTATATAGATTTAATTTAATTAGTTTAATTTATTTTTTTGCACCCTTCTTCTTTTTATTCTGTTTATTAGTTTTATTCTGCGTATTTTGCTTGTTCTCTGATGTCGAAGACGACACGTCAACCTCTTGGTTAGTATTACTAAATATATCTAATATTTCTTTTTTGCTTTGTTCTTGTTGCTCAACTGTAATGGATTGCATTTCCCTTATTTGCCTTGCAATTTCATCTGCTTTGGCTTTTTTATTTGCTTCTAGTTTAGTCTTCATTCTTTCCTTCTGTTTGGCTAATTTCATTTTTCGTTCTAGTTGTGCTTCCATAGCTCCTGTGTTAAGCTTAGTATTACCACCCAATCCACCCATAGCACCTAATCCACCCATCGCACCTAATCCGCCCATATCAGGCATACCCATTTTGCTTAACATAGATTGAACCTCTGACATTCCTTGCATATTCTTCATCTTATTCATAATTTGCGTAGCTTCGCTGATTAGTTCACTTTCTTTGATCTCTCCTGATTTCATCTTGTTATCCAACTTACTTCCTACACTCTGAACCAAACCCATCAACTTACTTGGGTTTTTAATTAGATTGTTCACAACGTCTTTCATATCACCTGTGTTTTCCATGTCCAAATTAATATTTTGCGCGGTTTCCTCAGCAATCTCTTTCGCCAAGTTGCCTAATTTTCCGTCTAGCATTCCCGTTATATGTTCATGAATGTCCTGTGCGTTAGGCATGTCTTCCATGTTAAACGTATTATTAGCACTCTTATCACCATCTGCGTCTGCATTTGCGTTTGCATTATTAGAAGAATCAAATATTTCTTGCATTTTATTTAGTGTATCTTCCAGTTTGGTTTTAAATTCATCTTGGTTAATCAGATCAAACAATTTGGTAGTGTCACCAAATGCCTCCTTATTTTCTAATGTACCTATTATTGAAAAAACAATCAACTGCAAGTATTTCCACATGGTTTCACGTGTTTTATCACTAATGTCAAAACTCCATAGTGTTTTGAAATGAATATGTGGTAAAAACTCAGTATCGATAGTAGAATCAGATTTGAATATTTCCTCGTTCTGATATAAAATATCAATAAACCTAGGAGTTAGTCGTTTCTTGCAAAAGTCAAATGCAATTTTTGTACTAGTAGTAATGCCTTGTTCAAATGCCTCCTTGCGCTCTTCTTCATTTTCGATGTATGCATACTCACTTTCGAACTTCCACCACTTACTTATTAATGGCGTATATTCTGGAAATGTATTATTTAGGTCACGTACAAAATCTTTCAATACTCGTGCGAATTCTTCGGGAACTTGTGTATCATTTGACATCGGTAATTATAACATTATTATAATTAATATGTTTAAATTGAACTAATTATAATATATATTTATAAACAATAAATCAATAATTAACACAGTAATGATAATTTTGATAAATTCTGAATATACTTGATAGATTTTGCTTTATCATCTGGGTTCATATCTTTTAATGGTTTTCTCATTCTGTCGATAGCTTCAATAATAACTTTATTATGAGGGTTAACTGCTAAATCTTCGCTGTAATCCTTGTTGATAAAGTAATCAAGGTCACCATTCTCAATCTTTGACATGTATTTTCCTACAATTAGTGTTTTCCATATTTCAGGAACTAATTTTGGATTTGCCTTTCTAATTTGCGCTATAGCATTTTTAGCAGATAACACGTCTACATTATCAGGAAAAACACGGATAATGTCTTCGACAAATTCTGTAAAATGGTTATTGAATGCTTTTACGATGTTGGTACTTGCCATAGAATATATAATATAAATAAATTATCTTTTTAAATATTTTAACTAATTATTGTTAAAAGATAAATCTTATTAGTTAGATAGCATACAACTGTTTAGTAACTTTCTTGATATTCTTGATTAATTGGTTAACATCTTTTGTAGGATAAATTGTGCTACAACCTTTCCTATTACCACCCCCTTTTTGCTCTGATGATTGAATGGCATCAGTTGGAGTTATTTTTATTTTAACTGGTTTTTCTATGATTGGTGTCATACTTGGTATATCTCTTCGTATAAAAAGAGTAAAAAAACTAAAAAGGAAAATCAATCCAGCAGCTATAAATGCACCATTCGCAGCTGTTCCACTTAGGTCTTTCCTCGCAGCTTTAACCATCATATAAACAATCACAAACGTAATAATAACTTTGTAAAATCTGAATAATTTCCACATAACGCCCTTGAAAGAACTATCTTTCCCTCCCTTACCATTATCATCAACTTCTATTTTAGAGACGAATGTAACAATACTCAGGAATATAGAGACAATTATAAAGATCTGTAGAAACCAAGTTACCCCTGTGAAGAATCCCATGAAGAATATTATCACGAATAATATTACTTTGAGAACAGAGATAATTCCATATTTAGTTGCATCACCAAATGTGTCAGGTACATCACACATTACCTTATCGGTATCTAAAGATGTATCTTTGTTGTCTCCTCCCTTCATAGGTAACCCCCCAGGTAACTTAGCTACATCAGTACCAGTAGGTAAACCAGTAGGTAAACCAGTAGGTACACCAGTAGGTACACCAGTAGGTACACCAGTAGGTACACCAGTAGGTACACCAGGAGGTACAACAGGAGGTATAACAGGAGATACCCCAGGTACTGTATTTGATGCCACCTTAAGTGCCTGTCCTGCAGGAGTCATAGACGCCGCATTAGATAGTAATCCTGTAGCGAGTTCTTCAGGGGTTTTTGGCGGTGGCATCGTACACTCTTGACAATCATTATATTCAAAAAATAAAACCATATTCGCAAACCATAAAAACGAAAAATACCCAAAATTCAAAATAACTAATCCAAATAATACAAACATCATAAATATTGGCCCACCTGCCACAATCAACCATTCCCATAAATTATCATGCATGTATTTTAATACCCCTACTAGCATCTTATAATCAAAAGAAACTAAAGGGGCTAAAACATTCCATATGTATTTTTTGAAGCATGTCGTATTATCTTTCTTTTCATTTCCAGATGTCATATTCTCTTTCTTTTCATTTCCAGATGTCATATCCTGTTTCTTTTCAGCAAAACTTCTTACTAAATCAATCAACCAACCACCTTTATTTTGTTCTCTAGTTTCTGAATCTGTAAAACTAATTTTTTCAGAACGATTAGGGTCTGAGAAAATAGTAGTAAATATATTACTAATCTTTTCACCATCAACTGGTTCTGGACCTTTTTTATCATCTGTGAATGGGTAGTACTCACCATTTGTAGGAATTGTCCCTGATGCTGACGCCTTACAACCATAAAGAACAGCTGTTGACGCAATAAAGTATAATATTATTAATATAATCTTACCTATAACCTTAGTTAGATATTTTGTAATTTTTTTTCTTTCCTCATCATATTTAGACATATCACTTATAATAAATTAATAAAATAATAAAATATAATTTACTTTATTATTAAATATAATAATATGATTACGACTATAATAATATAATATAAATATATGAGAGTAAAACAAGTCAATTCCATTATTAATGTGTGTAAAAAGAATATAAATATTCGCCTAATTATCTCTGTTTTTTTATTACTAATAGTTGTATATTATGTTATTGACGTAGTAAATAAAGAATATAACAAAGAAGGTTACGATAATAACAACCCTAACTATACCCATCGCGTTGACTTACCTATTAATTCTGTTTATACATGTAAAAATATGTGCGGTAATTCACGCTGTTATATTACAGGTCATCAGTGTACATCCGATATTGATTGTCCTGGTTGCGACCCAGGCGAACCACCACGTAAAAATAAACAAACCAAGGAAGTACCTGGAAATAATGAATCGGGAAAATTAACATTTAGTCAAGCACCAAGATATTCAGAATTAACAAGTGATATTGGTACAACGTCTGCAATTATTAATAATAATAAGTTTGGCAAGGTTGCTCAGGCAAATTTTGGTTGTGATACATGGTCATCTCAATCCAATCAAGACAGAGAGATGCACGACTCCAAATATAATAAAAACAGTAAAAAGGGTAATTTAAAATTCACGCCCAATTACCCTCCTAGATATAGTGTTCTGGGTGATTATATAGACGATGGTCCATTAGCGTCAAACGCATACTTGTCATAATTACTCATAATTACATTCAATAATAATATAATTTTGAAACTATATATCTATCTTGTGATTAAGTGGCATATACTAGACCTGCATTACCTCCAACAAATGTCACCATATTAATCCTTTCTTCAAAGACATACAAGTCAAAGTTATAATCATAGATTCGCCAAGTAGGTTTGTTTATACCAATCACCTCACCTGAATTTTCGTCACAAACTGTAAGAACCTGTGCATAAGGGTCAAAAGGCGGTGATATGGTTGTAAACTCAAACTCTACATTCGTAAAACGGCTCATATTCATAGCACCTGCGGGCTGCAGATTGAATGGCGACGTATCAAGAGTAAAATTGTAACAGTAAAGACCATCTGGTGCCTTGCCAGCTGTTCGCACATATTTCTCCACATAGTTATAAACGTAAGCAGGTAATATATTTTCTCGGTACTCACCATCAACCAATATACCTAATCCAATTAAGATACTTCGCAAGTTTTGTGGATTATACACACCCGATATAGCAAGACCAGTTAAAGTACCATCTGGATTTGTTCCAGGACCAATATTCTTGTACGGTGATAATTGATTTGGGTTTTCATAAGTCCCCGTACTACTAGCAGGTACAGCAGGTGATGGAGGGTAATCATAAGGCCAATTCGTATAATTTGACCACTCATTTCTCAAATTCACGTCACTTCGTCTAAAAAAGAACATCCAGCTCGACACCATGCCAATAGAATCTAACTGTACTTTGTTACTACCTGTTACATTATAAAATCGTTTTGTGTGCACTTGTTTGAATAAATATTTTTGCTCATTTTTCGCGAATAGTTTAGATTCGTCGTTTGACAAAAAGCAATAAGTACAATTCAGGTTAACGTCAGGCGACCATACACTTCTAGTATCTAGATAAGATTTTATACCCAATTCCACGTCAGGAGGTGTTTGTAAAAATCTATGCATTTGATCGTATGTTCGGTTGAAATTAGGTGCAACATAAGGGTAATTATTATTATAATCAAGAACATCTCGTATTCTAAATAGTTCACTTATCGGACGTATTGTTATTTGAATAGTCAACTCATTATACTGCAACGACACTAAAGGAAATGCCATTTGACTTTTTAGGTTGAACCAACAATTCAGCGGAACAACAAGTCTTCGCGAGCCGATAGATGGTTGAGCTCCAGCAGGATTATCAGTAAAATATGCATTTGGGTATGTGTTTACATATGGTCCCGCATTAGCAGGGTCATTTAGTGCTGGAACATGACCTATCATTCTATTGAATAAATCAAGCTTGGTTGTACTAAAATCGCGATGAACCGCGGACAATAGATAATCACCTGTGAATTCTTGCAACTTCTGATTCCCACAGTTCACCACTACTTTGCTAATTAACTGTGCACCTAAATTTTCTATCCATTTGAATTCATAAGGCGCCCAGTCGGTGTAACCCTCACTCCCATCTGGGTTCACAATTTTTCTAGGAGGTAAAATTGGGCTCCAGATGTTGGGTAATTCAAAAGACAAATAACAATCCATTAACAAATCAGCATATCGTTTGATTTTGAATGTATAAAGAGTTTCAGAGGTTAAATTTAACATGGGGCTTCCTTCGAGGTCTATCCTGAAATTTTGTTTACCAAAATTGGTATATTTTGCATATGTAGTTTTCCAAAAAGTTTTACTAGGGTTACCATTTAATATTACATTTTGTTGACCTGCACTTACTAGATTAAGCAATCCACCTGCCATAATATACTATTAAATTATAATAATAATAATTATTTAATAGATTTGATATTAATAATATAAAAATCCTATATTAATATAACAATGGATTTAACAAATAGTGAAACTTTCTCGATGATTAAAGATATGAATGAGAAATACGTAACATATATTCTTATAGTAGTAGTTTTTACTGTATTAATTTGCATAGTTAGTTATCTAATTTATTTGAGAGCATTACGTAAAGCAGAGTGTACATACATGGATACTCTATATGGAACTGTTGATGGAAATATTCGGTCGATAGACCCATCAGACCCAGACTGTTCTGGAAATTTATATGATTATTACATTAAAACGGCATATAACGCATGTTCAGGTGGAAGTTATAAGAACAATTACGTCGATGTATGTAGTTTAAAAAACGTCTTAAAACAAGGTGTCCGATGTCTGGATTTTGAAATATATTCAATCAATAATAACCCTGTTGTTGCCACTAGTACCAGCGACAATTACTACGTAAAAGAAACATTCAATCATGTAAACTTTTCCGATGTAATGGATATGATTGCGAATTATGCATTCAGTAGTGGAACAGCACCCAACTTTAATGACCCTATTTTAATTCATTTACGTATAATGAGTAATAATCAAACTATGCTGTCTAATTTAGCATCAATTTTTGCGTCATATGATGACATCATGTTAGGTAAAGATTACAGTTATGAGAATCACAATACCAATATGGGTAAAGTACCTATTACAAAACTAATGAACAAATGTTTATTGATTGTTGATCGTTCCAATACTGCCTTCTTGCAGAATGAGGACCTAATGGAATATGTAAATCTAGCGAGTAATTCAGTTTTCATGAGAGCGTACAAATATAGTGATATTTATGGAAACCCAGATGTGCACGAACTTACCGAATATAACAAAAAAAGGATGACGATTGTGTTCCCTGATACTGGTAGTAATCCTGTCAATCCTAGTGCTATGTTATGTAGAGCATACGGATGTCAAATGGTAGCGATGAGATATCAATATGTAGACCAATATTTAGAAGAAAATGCGTTGTTTTTCGACAAGGCAACTTATGCATTCGCACTCAAACCACAGAAACTGCGATACAAACCAATCATGGTTAAGAACCCTACACCTCAAAACCCTAACTATTCTTACGGTACGCGTAATGTTTCTACTGATTATTACAGTTTTAATTTCTAAGACACACTACTACTTATGACCACTAACTAAGTACTAACCAATTAAAAATATCATATTTTAAAAATAATATAAAAAATTACACGTTATTTATATTATCGAAAAAACTAATTTATGCTTGTATACACACGTAGTTATGATAGTTTACCAATCTATCAAGATAATGATACTGATACTGATACTGATACTAATACTATAATACCACGAAAAAAAAATAAGCGTGTGACATTTGATGTATGCAGAGAGGTAATTTATGTATTCGACCTGAGATATTCTCAATATAGAAATCAATTGTGGTGGACTCAACCAGAACTAGACTTTATAACTACTAATTTTAGAAGGGAGTTAGCTGATATATTGGTTAGTTATCCTCATATTGATATTTATTTAGCACGTAAACTATTATTAGATTTCGAATGAATTTATAGATTTGTATATTTATAGATTTGTATATTTATAGATTTATAGATTTGTATATTTATAGATTTATATATATATATTTATATATACACGTATGAAAAATAAGTTTAATAAATGTCAAGGTACATTTGAGGATTGTGAATTGGCTATATTAAGAATGGCAGTTGACAAAGCTGGAGATAAACTTGCGCGTAGAAAATTAAACTCACCAGAAATAACCCAAATCATATCAATTGTAGAAGGTTTTTTGAAACGTAAGAATCTTATCTGTTACGGTGGTACTGCAATCAACAACATATTGCCTGTTAAGGACCAATTCTACAATAAAGATGTAGAAATACCAGATTACGACTTTTTTTCACCTAACGCGTTGAATGATGCAAAAGAGTTGGCGAACATATATTATCGTAATGGTTTTGAAGAAGTCGAAGCTAAGGCTGGTCAACATTATGGAACATACAAAGTTTTCGTAAACTTCATACCTGTTGCTGATATTACATTACTTTCAAAAGAAATTTACATGAATTTGAAAAAAGAAGCTGTTAGGGTTGCTGGGATATTGTATGCACCGCCTAACTTTTTGCGTATGGCGATGTATCTTGAGTTATCGAGACCTGCAGGCGACACCAGTCGCTGGGAAAAGGTGTTAAAACGAATCATGCTTTTGAATAAACACTATCCATTAAAAAACAGTTCTTGTGAAAAGATCGATTTCCAAAGAAACATGGAAAATGAAAACAGCGAAGAAATCATATACAACACCGTCAAAGATGTATTTATTAACCAAGGAGCCATTTTCTTTGGTGGTTATGCAATTTCTTTGTACTCAAAATATATGCCCAAAAAAATAGGACATAAATTAAAGAAGATAGCGGATTTTGATGTATTATCCAAAGAACCACATGTAACTGCGCAAATTATAAAAGAAAGATTAGCAGATGTTGATATCACAAATGTATCAATAAAAAAAAGAGACCCAGTAGGCGAAATTGTGCCTTTACACTACGAAGTTCGTGTGAACAACGACACTATCGCATTTATTTACCAACCAATCGCATGTCACAGTTACAACGTTTTAAACATCAAGGGAGAAAAGATTAGAATAGCCACAATCGATACTATGTTGAACTTTTATTTAGCTTTTCTATACACGAATAGACCATACTTTTCAGAATTCAAAGATAGAATATTATGTATGTCGCAATTCTTGTTTGATGTGCAACAAAAAAATCGGTTAGCACAAAAAGGATTACTACGGCGTTTCAGTATTAATTGCTATGGTCATCAAGAAAGTGTCGAGGAAATCCGTTCTCACAAAAACGAGATGTATTTGAAACTGAAGAATGATAGAAACTCACCTGAATTCGAAGAATGGTTTTTAAATTATAAACCATCAGCTAGTAGTAATGGTTCTGATAAAAAGTCTACATCAAGAAAATCAAAGAATTCTTTGACAAAACAGAATAAACTAACAAAACCAAAGACCAAGAAAAATAAGCGTGCTAAGAAAAAAAAATCATCCAACGCTGAAAAAAGTAGACAAAGCAGATTATTAAAACTTATATATGGTAAAAATAGGAGAACCCGAAAGAATAAACTATAGAATATGTGGGTACTATATATAGGACACGCACACACACCAAACCCAGGAAACTCTGGTCCCTGTACCCTGTACCATTATATACAATAATGACGCAATATCTCAATCCATATATCCTTTATTATAACAGCTGTTATTTTAGAAAACAAACTATCTTCAATATATGGAAATATATATTTTTTTGCATATATTATAGCATATACTGTGTAGACAAACAACATTTCAAAAGATAATTTAATTTTGAACATTAGCTTGTGCTTTGCATTCCATTCGTCCAAGTAACTACACATATTGGTTTTAGTACCCTTTATAAAAAAACTGTGTATATCTAAAATGCCTGATAAAGAACGATGCGTAAATGAGTTTTCATTTTTTATACTATATGCGTCTGTAAATTTGTCACTACTCAGTAATTCTATATGCAATATTTTTACGTTGGGTTCCTTCTTGAAGATAAAAGGTGTAAACCCATCTATATATTTGTCTTCATATAGAAGACCGCCATTTATGACAAAGGGAAAATAGCAGGATTTGGTGATTGTTTTGAAAATCTCTTCTTTCGATTTGTATGTCGACTTTACTATTTTTTTTACTTTTTGTGCGTTGTAGTATGATATGAATAATTTATCGTTCACTAATTCACAAATATTATCAGGTATATTCTTTTGTATAATGGATTCTATATCGCCAATAAAAGATAAATTATAATTGTCTTTTATTTTTTTTACAAGTGTATCGCCTATATCATTCATGTAATCTATATCATTTAATAAGTAGATGAATGCCATAAGTGAACCTATACTTGCGCCTGATATGCGTCGTATTTTTATGTAATTTTTGTGTTCCATTTCTTTTAAAAAACTGAGGGCTCCTATAAGATAACTTCCATTAAGCATTCCTCCGTCTAAAATTAAGTCGATTACTATTGGTTCGTGCTGATTGGATAGTTTTTCTGGTAGGTTTTCTACTAACTTTTTTGAATATTTACTAATCATAGTAACTGAATACTATAGTAAGAGAATAATTTAGGTATTGTGATACGAATTATAAAATAATCAACATTTATTATTTTATGAATATATAATATAAGATACACCATATGAATAGTAATAATAACCAAATTAATAATACAGGAGAAACCCAAAACCAAAACCAATTTCCAGGATTAGTTGATAAACTAACGATTTTACCATGTACACAAGAAAGAGTAGCAGGTCTGAATATACTTGAACTTGAACAACAACCAGCAACCAACGGTAAACAGCTTAATCGTGACGACATGTATAACTTATGGAGAATGAATAAAACGGTAGACCAGGTATTTGATAAGAACGATGGAAGAAAAAACGCTTTTTTCTTTGGTTATCCGATTAATAACTTCAAATCTTATTTTTCTGGTAGTAATTCTTTTTTTAGTAGTAGTAAAAAGACATGTAAAGATATAAAGACAGCAGATAAATGGAAGATGTATGCAGAGTATATAAACAAAAGTGCTATGAATAACAACCCCACAACATGTGTAATAGTATCACATCATAATCGTATGAAGAAAAAAGGTAATACATTTGATACAACCGATCCTCTTATACCTTTGATAAAAACAGAAAAAGCAAAAGCCAATCCAGATTGTAATAAAGAATGTAATGCATATGCAAACAATTTTACTGTACGTATCGAAATAGAAAAACCAAATGAAAATGGTGTAAAGATAGATATTGTAGACCCAGGATTTCCAGATAAGGGTGCTTTTACTAGTAATGAGGCATGCAATAATAATACTGTTGAGGAAAATGAACAAGTTGAACAAGATATAAATAAAGGAGGCGGAAAAAAATACTTATATTGTACGAAGGACAGTTCTAATGAGATAGATTACACAAAATTAAAAGGTTGGCTCACAAATGCGTTTAGTTCCTCAGGACAAAAAGGTAAAGTTGTCATATATTTTATAAGACACGGTAATTCAATACATAATAAACCTACCAATCAAAAAATGGTAGACAGCAGTCTGACTTATTTAGGTATGATTCAAGCAGCACAATTAGGTTATAATATAGCAAACTATAAAGAAGAAGGTCAAGATTTATGTCAAGATTTTATTAATCCAGATGCACAACCAAAAGTTCTATTATGTGGATCATTTTTGTCAAGAACCCAATTAACAGGTCTAATATTCTTATCTTCTTTATACAGGTCTTGCACACAAAAAAATAATAATATATCAAATACTAACACCATAGATAATATAACAGATGTTCTTACTAATGGTGACATGTATTTTGGTACAAACTTACAAGACGCGTGGAATTATCTTATGAAAACAGCTGTAAAAAATCAACAAGACAAAATGCATAAAATAGATGAATACATAAAATATGAACCTTTACAATCTATTATTACAAATAGGGATTACACGCAAGCTAATGAGCAAGCTTATATTATTTATGAAGCGTTACAAACCAAATATAGTTCTTCTACTACAGGTGGACGTAAAACAAAAAAGCATAAACGTAAATCAAGAAAAATGACTCGTAAGGTAAGGGTTAAAAGGGCAAGTAAAAGGGTCAATAAAAAGGCAAGCAAAAAAGGGCACAAAAAGAGAAGTAAGAGAGTACGCAAAATGTAGAAGTAAGATAAAATAGTAGACAAAACAATACATATTTGTGCGAACATAAATATTCAAAGGTGTAAATATATTATATTATATGAAATCGTATAATCGAATTCATATAATTATGGTCAAGACAACGCCTCACCTCATATCACATCATTCACATCATATCACATCACATCACATCACGTTCTTGTTCTCCTGTAACCGCGATACATATTTTTCCTCCGAATTGTTACAAGACAGATAAATGTTAATCAGCTCAGCAGGCGAATACAAATACTCATTAATCTTTCTAACTTCATTTTCGTCTATCCTCTTTTCAAAAAAATGTTGATGAATTTCTTGTATTACTTCATGGTTTGCCTTCTTGAGCTCCTGACTAATATCAATTCTACCAGGTCTAGTGAGCGCAGGATCCAGCTGATTATAAAAATTCGACGTAACAATAATTATTCTTCCAGATGTCTCTTGAATACCATCCCACAAATTCAAGAAATCATCTAACGTCAAAGGATCGTCATAAAGTATCATATTGGGACACATCATATCATTATTATTAGGATTGATAGGACTGTTCGATTGAGGAAATTTACGCATATCATATGTTATTTGTTGCGTTGTAACTTTACCACCAACTGTTGAACTATTATCATTTTTATAAGCTCTATCCTTGACAATTTCTCCTATACAATCAATATCTTCAAATACTATTATCTTCTTATCAAACGTTTTACTACCTGCACTATTCAACTTGTTATAGGTATTCTCAAAGAATATTTTCTTCAATTGACTGGTAGTTTTAATCAGTTTAAGTGGTATAATGATTATGTCTCTTTTGGTTTTGTTTGCAATCGCCTTGATGAATGACGTTTTACCTGTACCAGGTTCACCATACAACCCTATACCTAAATTGTAAGGCAATCCTTTATCATCATACCATTCTTTATTTTCCAAAAAAAAGTCAATCTTGTTCAAAATTGCTTTCTTTTGTTCAAAAAATATATTGTCAAATCTACGGTTAGACTTGAATTCATTCTCGTCCCAAATATCTATCATTTCTTCGTTATCTTTTAGTGTTAATGTACTTCTATTTATTGTATATATGAACTGCTTATTTATTCTATTTTTCTCGATTTTAGCATTATACTCATGTGTAATTTTATCCAAATGTTTTTTCAGTTGTTCGATTGACAAAACATGAGAATATATTGTCAGCGTAATATTTTCTATTATATAGGACTTTGACTTATCTCCTTCCATCTTATCATCCGTCGTGTTAATGTTGATGTATATATCCTTGTCTATCATAAAATCTGTAGTTTGTGATACCATATAATGGGTATCCTCGGCTCCTTTTATGTTATTATTTGAGTACAGTTCTCGTATTTCACGAATTTCACTATTGGATGTATTAATATGACTCATTATATGATTCAATAATGCGTTAAAATTGGTGGAATAAACTGACGAAACATAAAATTCGCCATAATTGGAAGACGAAGTACACATCTTACCACTAATTACAATTTTACTTGCTTTTTTACGTTGAAAAAATTCATATAAATCAGATAATATATCAGAAAATTTAAACTTGTTAGAAATAGAAAACAAAGTGCCAATAAGAGAAAGTATTGACGTTGTTAATATTGTGTCAACTACTGTATTACCAGTTTTTACTTTATCAAATATCATCATTCGTATTACATTAATATAGTTGTTATATGAATCAAAAAAATTAGTTAATTCCATTATAACAATATATCGATTATAACAATATATTATATCATATAAACCATTTAAATCATTTATATGATGTTATTAAACTCCACAAAGGTCTACTACGCGTAAATATATCTATGTATATAGTTTTGATATACATATGCAAAAGCTACTATGCAGATATTCCAGAATATGTCATGAAACAAGGGCGTCACGTTAATACTATTATTCATGCTACTAGCCCAATTACCGTACCACGAAAATAGGTTTCAAAACTTACTAAAAATAAGTTGCATCTTGTATAAAATGTAATATATCATAGCAAACAGAATACTTACAAACAGCATTCCATTTATCTTCATATTACCATCTTCAGCGTAAAACATAGGGAATAACTTGTATATTCTGGTTTTAAAAAATGGCATTTGAAATAAAAAATATAATATTGCCAAAAGCAAAGGCGTCTGCATGTCATTATATAGGTCATCTATGTTGTTGTTTCTAACAATTTTTTTGTTCATGTTTTCAAAAATATAATTATTGTCTGGCGATTCCTCTAAATAATCCTGATGCGATTCTGGCATAGGAACATAATTTGGCGTAATATTTGGATCGGTCGTTATTTGAGAAGGGTTCATAGGAATATCCCGACTGTTTAATTGTGTCATACCACTCGCATTTGCTTGGTTGATTCCACTTACGATTTGACTGATGGTAGATTCATCCAGATTTATCCCTGGTGTACCATTAGGAGCGCTATTCGGTGGAGGTCCTTGTGGTTGTGATGGTATAGATGGGCGCGTTTCTGCTGCAGTAACTACAACATTCTGCGATGTACCGCCACCAACTGGGTCCATTCTCAAATCACTAATATTTGTGGTTTCATTTTCAACACTCATAATTATTATAATGTTATAATACTTTTGATGTGAATTTACGCAAATTGCTCATTCATCTTCATCGTTATAAAATGATATAATCTTCTTATCATTACTACATTTTGTGGCATGAGGTACAAATTTATAACATTTATTATTTTCGCCTCGATATATTTTCTTCGATACATCTTCCAACGGTGGTGAACTAAATACTATACAATTCTTATTCTTGCATACGGTTCTAAATAATGAAGCTAAACCTAAACCTAATAAAATTGACATTATATTTTTTCCTCTAGTTGTATGTAAAAATTTAGATAAATGTATCTGCATTATATAATGATTGGTTATTTTTTTTTATTAATAAAATGTTATTGTACTGGAATTGTGGAAATATCATCGGGATTTTTCGGACATCTTACTTCTTCTGACTTGTAGAAAAAGCAATTATCTGCCCTGTCTTTAAACAATATCTTATCTACATTTTCTGGCGAAGGATAAATATAGACCTTCTTTTTTTCTGGTCCTAAAATGTATACAAAAAATAGACCTATTGCAAAACTTATTAAAAACACAGGTAACGAAATATAGTTGAATATCATATAATTATAGTTTATATTTTATTTTATTATATTTTATTTTCTAACTTGAAAGTCATATTTATATAACATTCATCAGTACCTTGGGCTCTGATAACGAAAACTCTATATCAGCTAATTTATATTTATGTTGTATTAATGAATACGCATGTTCATTCGTATCAAATACCACTTCATTCTCCTTATATTTAAGTTGCATAGTTTTCTTCAAAAGAGGGTCTAGTGTATCGGTATATACTTTGATTGCATCTACCATTAGTTCGTTATTGTTTGTAGAGTTGTACTCTTTGATTAATTTTTTAATCTCAGTTATAGCAATATTTATTTCTATCTCGTTCTTTGTAATGTTTTCACTAGTACCTTCATTATCAATTATAGAATAATACTCGTCCAAATAACTAGAGTAGGTCTCGACAATACTAGTTACATTTTCCTTCAATTTATTAAAATCCCCGACGACTTGGTCGCTATTGGAATAACCAAATAGTATGTTATTTTTGTATCGTATTATAGCGTCTTTGTCAGCCTTTACTTCTTCCTCTATATCCTTCAATACATCTGGAAATAACTGAACCTCTGGCAGTTCTATCTTTATATTCAAGGTACATGGATTTTCAGTATTTCCACATATAGCCTGCAAAATACGTACTTTGTTCCCATCTACTTCGCTAATTGTACTTGTAAATTTAGTTCCGCCTATATTTTTACATTTCACACATTTGTATTTTATTTTTTGGAATTCTCTTTGTTTTTCCTTTTTGCTTAAATCAGAATTGTTAATGATTCTCATTTTTAATTTGCTATTAAACGTCTCATATTTTGATTTGAGTTTGTAATAATTGGACAAGGCATTATTTAAATCGTTGTGACTCATATTGTTAATTAATATATAAAGATACAAAATTATTTTATTTTTATATATTTGTTGTATTACTTATTTAATGTTTTGTCGATGTAATATTCATTTTCTCTAGCCCTTCCTTAAAACTTACACTAGGATTGAATTTTAAGATGCTTTGTGCTTTGCTTATATCTGCTTTACTAAAATTAATATCTCCAGCACGTTCATCGTCAAAAATAGGTTTAATTGATACTCCTAGTATATCATTCAACACGTATATTAATTCTAATATAGTAGTTTCTTTACCTGTTCCTATATTAAACACTTCTCCAAAACTCTCAGTATTATCAGTAGTTAAACCCAAAATATTGGCTTGTACAACATTATCTACATAGGTAAAATCGCGTGAGAATGTACCATCGCCATTAATAACGGGCTGTTTGCCTTCCTTCATAATGCTAATAAATTTCGATATTACCGCAGCATATGGTCCACTAGGGTCTTGTCTTGGTCCAAATATATTAAAATAACGTAGACCAATACATTCCATACCATAACAACGTGTAAACGTATAGGCATATAACTCATCTATATGTTTTCCGACTGCATAAGGGGATAATGATTTGCCTATTTTTTGCTCAATTTTAGGCAAAGTTGTGTCGTCGCCATAAACCGCAGAGGATGACGCATAGACAACTCTTTTTATACCAGCATTTTTAGCTGAAATGAGTATATTTATAAACCCATTTACATTTGATTGGTTATTTAGTAGCGGATTGTCAATAGAAATAGGAACCGAACATAATGCCGCTTGATGAGTAATAACATCAATATTTTGTACAGCCTTTTTACACATTTCTAAATCAGAAATATCACCATAGATAAACTCTAAATTTTCATACTTATCCAACAGAAATTGTATATTCTCTATTTTGCCAGTTTGCAAATTGTCAAGTACTCTTACAAATTTGACGCCATTCAGTAGTAATGTTTCTACTATATGGGAACCAATAAATCCGCACCCGCCAGTTACTAAAACACGTAACTCATGAATCATCGTCATCGCTTATTTTTATTTTATATTAACGACAAATATTTTAATTATTTACACAAAACACAACACACAAAACACAACACACAAAATTTAATAAATAATTTTAGTATTTATATCATTAACCTCTTTCTCCCAGTGTGGAAGACCTGTTATTAATTCTTGATGTGCCTGTTTCTTTGCTAACTCAAATTTCTGTATTTTAGATAAAATATATTCTTGTTTCTCTTTGTCCTTTTCGTATTTTTCAGCGGGTGTTAGTTTCCCTTTATATTTCCATAATAGTATACCTCCAGTAAGTATAACGAAAAAAAGTAACATACCAATATTGAATATATAATTTTCGAACTGCATTCTTACTTTGTTACAACGTTTCAACGAATCTCCTATATAATGTTTAACCCCTGGCTCTGTTAAAGCGGGGCGTCTATTCACAAAAAAACTATCCATATATTTTATGATTAAAAATATAAAATAAATTATACATATTATCTATATGAATAGTATTCTAAATTTGGTAGCATTTGTATTAGCAACAGTTATATATTACTTGGGAATCAAACCAGTATTAACATTAGAGAGGATGTCTAATGTAGAGGCATATAAAGAATATAACAAATCTGTTTATCTTGGTTTAGCTCTTTTTTTCTTAATTATCCTATTGAGTCAATTTTTACTGAATATCGCAGGTATTACTACTAAATGCGGTGGTAATGTTAAGGATAATCTTGGCCCTGCTGCTATAGCTACATTCTTGCCTTGGATTTTCATGTTTGGTTTAGTTGTCGCAGCACTTATTCTTTTTCCAGGTATAAAAAGCGCATTTTCTGATGTTATTGGTTACCTAATGATATCTAGTAGTGCAAACGAAATATTAGGCGATTTATTAATCCAAACAGAAGTACAATCTATCCTTGCAGAAGATAAGAATCATACTGCTGAAGAAAAAAACGGACTTCAAAATGCAGCTCAGGTGATTATGAATATTATGACAAATCCGTCGTTATTAATTAATCAAATAGTTCCACTTAATTTCACACAGTTTTGGACTACACTTCAACCTTTAATGAAAGACAAGTACAAAGATGATAGTAGCCCTGAAACCGATGAAATGAAAAATAAATTATTTAGTTTAGTGTCAACACGGGATAATGTAGGCGAAGCATTATGGTTCATTTACACGGGTTTAATAGTAACGTCATTTGTACAACTGAATATTAATTCAAAGGGTTGTGTAACTAGTCCTGCTCAGATGGAGAAGAACTACCAAGATTTCTTGGATCAGGAAGAACAAGCAGAACAAGATAGAAAGGCAAAAACTAGCACAACTTATACAGTTGATTAATTAGATAATATCAATTTTACCTGTTCAAAATACTTGATATAAAATACTAACAACAGAAAGGTGTATATGTAATCAGTATTCTATCTAGAATTTTATAAATCACACAAAATACATTAAAAATGAAACAAAAAACACAAAAATGAATAAAATATTATTTTACACTTTTTAGAAGATCTTTAGTTGTACACCTTTCTGTATTAGGTATTAGATATGAAAATATTTTTTCTTATCTAATTTGTAAATTTCGCACTTTAAAATATCATATGTGTATGCTTAAACATAAGTAACATAATATCTCACAGCCAGATAACATAATATTCCTAAAACAATAGATAATAACCAAACAGGGAATATAGTTTTATTTTTGTACCCAATACCGAAGTTTCTTAAACTACCGTCCTTATTGTAAAGGAATCTCGGTTTGTTGTATTGTATAATACCAAACAATATTACAAAAATAATAATGGATACTAAAGGGATATTTTCTCGTATATATTTCTTAGACATCATATATATTGATTCCTTAAAAAATTTTATTTTATTTTTATTTCATAATATATTCCCATATTCACTTTTTAATAATATTCGCCATTCTCATCAGGATCAAAATCGACCCAATTACCCTCATCATAATCACTTGTCATGTTTCTCATATCATACTCCTCTGATTCTATCTCTTTAGTCACGTTTTCCTCTTCAAGGTAATCTTCAACTGCATCATCCAAATCTTCATCCTGAACATTTTTACGTCGCAATTTATTCTCAACATCCATCATTTTATTCCTAAAGTCCTCCTCTTCATCATACGTTTCTTTCACATATTGGGTAAGTCCCTTTTCCATTCCTTTCCCCCACATACCCAACTTGTTTACCTTCATCATAGTATCAATATTTCTTTCCTCATCAGTCATTAATGTCAATCTTGACCGAATTACATCTTTTTCTTTGTCCTTTAGTTTGAATATTTTATCCGATATGCTTTCATAAGTAATGTCCACAATCTCTTTATCGTTATTAATAATAGTTAGGTAGTTAACTAACAACCCTACGGTTTTCTGTTTAAGCAATTTGACATTTCCCTTTATCAGCTGTGTCGATTCACGATCAGCTGTTTCCATAAAATCAACCTTGGTTTCACCTTCATCATAATATTCAGCTGTTATAAGGTCTTCCTCTACGTCATTCTTTGCGACTTCAGTTACTACCATATCTGACTCCTGAGACAAACCCACATAAGTATACAAAATTTTTAGCGTGTAGTATATAAAAATCATTATGCTTGTTCTCTCATCATATATCGGCGTAATTTTTTGTCGTTTATCATCTATAGTAGAAAACGTAGGTGTAAGCGTAGATAGTAGTTCAATAGTATGACAGTCTTGCTGCACCTTGTATAAAATACTAGTTATCTCATTATTACTGTACTGTTCTCGCAAGGGTTTATAATACTCAGAAACCATAGTTTTAATTTTATTAACGTGTGTTTTTGACAAATTCAGGTATTTTTTCATTACTACATTATTATAGTCAACGTTGTTCAAAATTATATTCGGAAATACGTCCACCAGGTTATGAATAGTATTCTTGTAAAAATTAATAATATTATTTGAATACTTTTTGAAATCTCTGTTATTCTCTATAACAGCGTCTATGTTATCAACTACGCTTATTACATTTTTTAGTTGTTTGTTGCTTATGTTACCTCCTTTGTTTTGTTTTAAAAAGCTGATAATTTCTTGCTTCATTTCCGTATTCTGCGTAGCGAGGTAATTGTTCAAAGCTTTAGTTTCGTCACTAATACTGTGAGATGCAACATCAAATGTATCCGTTAAATTCAAAAACAACCCTAATAATTTATTATCAATATTATCATCTTTTTCGTCAATCAACGAATTAATGAACCCTCTAAATTTGGTAATCTCTGATACTGTATCATGATGCGCTGATGTGTTAATAATATTATGCTTTGACACATTTTGAATCAAGCGTAAAAAGTTATCGTATGTATACTCTCTCCCGTCCTGTTTGAGTTTCACAATAATCTCATCAATCGAACTATTAATATCAATAAGGGTTTTATCAGGTTTTTCCGAACAAAGCGCCTTAAGATATTCGGGCGTTTCCATATACGAGTTGAATTTGCAAAACTTGATAAAGGACAAGTAGATTATCTTTTCATCAAAAATATTGCTTATTTCAGGATATTTGTTTTTTGTGTCAATAGTACTATACAACAATTTCGACTTGGTAATATTGTCAATATCATTCATAGTATCGGTTAATTTGCCAACAATATCCGCGTAATTTTTGATGTCACTACTCTTATTCATGAAATAGCCGATGGTAGTAGTATCATCATTCGTCTCACAGCATGCATTTTCTATGTATTTTTCATTATTCGCTTTTACTAGTAACAATTCCTCCTTATCTACCACATGTTGTATTTTTTCTTGCACACCCAAAGAAAATAACATGATTTTCGAAAGAATAGTATTGAGCTTCTTATCTTGTGTAATATTACCATGTTTCATCTCGCTCAATAATGACTTAGTAAAATCACTAGTAACGTTGGTTACATTCTTCAAATGGAAAGGAACTAATGGTGGTAAAAATGTAGTCCATTTCGCCAAGCTATATTCATCTGCAATTTCGTCTTTTTCGTTCAACAATAAGTACTCTGTTTTTAAATCTATCTTCTCTTTCACCATCCATAAACCCATCAAAAAATTGTCAATAGTTGATTTTATTTTGTTGAAAATGTAATCGCGCTTCTTGTTCTTTAAGGCATTCCAGGGGTCAGCAGAACTCTTGATGTCATACGCAATACAAGCAATATACTCAACACTACTGTAATCGCCGTTACCTTCAAAAGGATAACCTTTGAAAGACCTCACACACCCAGGATGCGTCTTGCGTGTTTTTATCGATGGAATCGACGTTTGAATAGCTATAAGTATCATACCCAAGGTGTAAAAAAGCATAGCAGTATTATAGAATGTCTCATAGCTCATTACCTTTTTGTTCGCCTCTGCCATTTTCTTGATTTTCAGTTTGTAGTCCTCCTCCGACTCAACAGTTGTTTTCATAACATCCAAAACACCGTTAATTATGAACTCCTTTTGTGATTCTAGGTTCACCCCTATTGCAACCGATAACGCGTTTACAATATTGGATATGGTTTTCGTCTCTAACGTATCATATTTCATAGTTGTTTTGACGAGGTTGATTTTATCTCCTGCAACATCTTCCATTATTTCACGCGAGCTCACCTTGAAACCACCCTCGTATCCTTCATCGTAGTCGTCTTCTATTTTTTGGATAACCCAGCCACTATTCTCGTCGATATAAGAATCACCGTTGTCGCTAAGCTTTCCAATAGTACTGATAAGAATTGCTATATACTCTTGGTAATTGTTTGGGGTTTTGATATATGTTACTGCCATATTGTACTTGAATATTGGTAATATGGGCAAATTCGTTTTTTTACAGTATAACCAGTGTACGGATTCTTTCTTGTTAAGCGGACCTAGTCCTATAGTAACTGGTTGTCTAGTGTAAATATTCACAAAACGTATAATGTCTTGTTGTTTTTTGACGAAATCACCTTGTCTCAAAATCAGATTTAGTAGCTGGCTGTAAGGTGACACAATTTGTTCGCCCTCTCTATCTTCAATACTTCCCAACTTATATTTGTAGTTGTTGTATTTTAACTGATTGGTTTTTCGTATAGCTTCGAGCTTCTCAATATTGACTAAGCAGTAATTATAGTTATTATTTAATTCCTCTGTTAATTGCTCTTTTGTTAGATTATAGTTTGAGTCAAACTCATTCAACATGGTAGTCATAAGACGATGCTGAATATTCAACTCACTTGAACGCATACTATTACACTTATTATTACTATCAATATCATCTGTGGGTGTACTTATACAATCCTTCTGAATATTACACATCACTTGTTCGTCATCTACTAAATTTTCAGTAGGAACGTCCTTGGCTACTTCCCATTTATTATTTTTACGCACATAATATTCTGTATCGCTCACTTCGCCATTCGTGCTAACGTCGCTATTAGATGTAACGTCGTTGT